CGAACAAGATTTGTTTCGCAAGCCTTGACGCCGCTCCTCCAGACTGAACAATGATTCGATTAAACTTGATTGGTGCAGGCTTTCCTGTTGCATCTTTGAACGCTCCCCCATACTGCTCCATTGCAGCAAGTGCCGCCTCTGAGAATGCCAATGTTGACGAATTGTTAAACGTCAGTGCACTTGAGTTCCACGTATGTAACCCAAAAACTATTGTTCCGTCAGGAGAGAGTGTTGCGTCGGTAAACCCGTTGTTAAGGAATGCGTGCGTGCTATTCTCAATCCAGTCGAAGTGATTAATGATTCCAGACTTTGTCTGTGCAGGAACTTCCCGATTAAGAATTACGGACATATCAGACGCTCGAGATAATGCTCTCTGCGATATGACAATATTACTGGCATGCTGTTGCGTAACTCCAGAAGCAAGATACCCTGGCAACACTGTGTCCTCTGGGTAGTTTTGATTCTCTGAAATGACCGCACCTCCAGAGACTCCTTCGTTTGACGTGAAACTTTCGTCCCAGTTCGTAGTCGTGTAGACGTCTGCAATTTCCGGGTAGAGAGCTTGCTCAAGGGCAAACTTTGATCCCACGTCAAACGACTCACTAACATTCTTATTAAGAAGGTTAAGGTTGTTATTTGTTAAATATACCATTTTGTTTGTTTGTTAATTTTTTTGTTTCTTTCGTTTCCTTAATAATTTATTATAAAGGATTTACTGTTACTCGTACATTTGTTGTCGCTCCTACTGTTCCAGCTTCTACTCCCGGAGTAACATTGAAGAGCGGTGCTGCCGTCAATGCTTTGTTAAGCGTAATGACTCCAGCGGTATTAAGCATGTTGTACGAAACCCCACGGTCTGTTGCCGCAAATGCTGCCGAGGCTGTAACATAATATTCATTTTCTGCGTTGTTATAAACCTGTACGGTTGTTGTTCCCACAGGTGCGTCTTCAGCTGCCACTGCTGCTTTTGTTGCTGCAGATGGTGCCACTACCGCCAGTCCATTAGTAAGTGAAACAGGATCCCCTTTAAGGATTGATACTGCCGTCCCTTTCTGTAATTGCTTTAATGGATATCCGTTAGGAGACCCAGCAACTAGTTTTAATTGTGCTACCATTTTGTATTGTTGTTAAATGTTGTTTTTTTATTTTATCCCAAATGCTTTTTTCATGTTCCGTTCAGCGTCTGACTCTTGCTTCTCGTCAATAGTCCCAACGCCTGACATTCCGGGGATTGAATTGCTTTTTGACTGCTCCTTTCCAAATATTTGGTTGGTAGCAGTCATTACTGCTATTTCCTCTGGAAACCCTTCTCCTACAACCTTGCTTGCTAAGTCTCTTAACTTAAGCGTCTCTTCAGCTGTAAGGTTCCTATCCCTGATAACATCGGTCAATGCTGCGACAGATATTTTAACTTCAGGTGCTGATACCACTTTCTCTGCAGAGAATTCTATTTCTCGGCGTGCTTCAAGTGAATCTGCGGTAACTCCAAATTTTTCTGATGCGTACTTTGCAAATCTATCGCTCTTGCTGACAAGATTTTTTAGTGCTACTGAATCGTCTTTAAGGCTTTCATATACCTCTTTCATCGACTCTCCGTAGAGCTGTCTCGTTCGCCCCTCTTTCTTTAGAGCCTCAGACAGTGCATCTTCCTTAGAGGACTCATCGCCCTTAACAACTGCCTCTATCTCTTTTTCAACACTTGCCTCTTCATGAGACTGTGCTTCGTTAGATTGGCTGCTAACTGATGAATCGTCTGATTCGGAGGATTGGTTTCCTGCTTCGTTTATTTCCATAGTGTATAAAGTGATGAATTTTAGTACGGTAATATTATACCATATCTAGCAATAAAAGAAAAATAATTATTAAAAATCATCTTCTTTTCCGAGCTTAATTTCAGACTCAATGGCAATAATTGAAGCCTCAAGCCGCTTGATCTCAAGGTCTTTCTTGAGCTCCTCAATCTGTTTGTCTCTAAAATCTTTTGCAAAAAATACCTTTACTTTTTTAAAAAATTCTTTCATAATGCTTGGTTAGTTGTTGATGATAATGGTGTCTTAAGCTGTGGGGAAGCCCCTGCCATTTTTTTTATCTCTCCGTTGACTGGTGCCTGTTGCACCTGCTGGCTTCCTTTTTCTTCCAGTTTACCTGCCTTGTCGATGTCTTCATAGGCTTTTGTGATAATGTCAGTTATCTTTATTTTTTGCTGCAATGATAGATTGTTAATGTTTGCCTTTAAGAATGATTTATGCGAATCAATTCTTTCTATCGTGTCCTGAAATGTCTCATCTTTTGGAGTCGGTGTGCTAACTCCAAGCAGTATCCTTTTATGGATCTCTTCGACAGCGTCTGTTCCTTTTTTCGCTGTTTGCTTTAATACTTTTGAGAAGTCGTCAATCATAGCCTCTCCAACGGACGAGATGAGCTCCTTCATGTTAAACTCATCTTTTAGTTCTGGCATGATTGAGATTTGATTGGAAACAACTTGTAAGAATTGAAGTTTCTGACCAATCTCTTGCTCGTCGCTATTGCTCTTTTCTTTCTTTGCTTCAACGTACACCTCAACGTCAACGTCTGTATTGTTTTTTGTTGCCCGATATGTTCCTGATCCGAGGTTGTCGTCAATGAATTTTGGGCTCTCTGTGTCCCCCCTTAAGACAAATGATCCTTCAATAAAGAAGTCTTTTCCTTTCGGAGCAATGAACTTCTTAAATAACTCAACACGAACCATCCCACGTAACTTCTCAGACGTCCAGAGTGTTCTCTGAAGGATCGTTCTTGTTCTTTTTGCGAATGCTTCCTTCTTTGCAAGCGTTGTTGTTGCTAGCTGATTTGGGTTAATGAAGAGCGAGCGTGGATCTTTTTGTGTGGCAATTGTCTGCTCGTCATCGAGCATGTTTTTAAAGTCAAAATATTTTCCGGGCTCCGTCCCGAGCTTAATGGTTGCAAAGACATCTGACATCTTCTTTTGTCCTGGATTTTTGAGAGTAAGAACTCCACCGGGTTGAACTTTTTTATTGCTGGAAATTCCTGACTGCTCATCTACTACAAGCACTGGCTGAAGATCATTCTTTGCCCCCATTAAGGTAAGCTGCATAAGTGTATCGTTTGCATTTACCGCCGAGCACATCAGCTCAATAACCCCAATCCCCCAAGGTGAATTGCCTTGTTTCTGGAAATTATAAACGATAAATGGTAAAATGCTCGTTTGCATTTCTTGCTCATTTATCAATTTATCCCCAGCCACCATATACCTCTTCCCAGACTCAACATTAAAGTAATGTTTTATTACAACAACTTTCACCAGATCCTTCCCCTCATCCCTCTCGGTTGTCGAAAGATTGCTAAAAAGAGGACTAAGATCCCCATTGCTAATCGAGGCAATAACAGGAGCAACCCCCTCTATGTCATATCCTTTCCTATTTCCAAATTTTTCTTTAAACGTTGTAAACGGAATCCTTTGCCGATAAATAACATCACGGGCGTCGCCAGAGCCAACTTCTGTTCCACCATAATATGACGTTGCTGCGTCATCAATGAAAAAATCCCGAACATCAATCCTATGTGTTGTCATCTCTTGCCTCCCCTCATCGTACTGATCAAGAATAACTCCAGTCCCATATTTTGCAGCGTCCTCGAAGGCACGAACCCTTTCATTCTGCGCAAACCCTTTATTNTCAATAATATCAAGAGCCTTCGCTATCCCCTTTGCTTTCTGGTTGGCAGATCGATCTCTCCATTCAGAAGCCTTAAGAGTCGTTTGCGGATTGTTCTCCACCCAGTCATCAACCCACGCCTGCACCGCCGAAAAGAAACGTTGTGAGAGATACCTGCTGCTATAAATATTCTTTACATGTACGGCATTCATTCCACGATTAAAAAGAATGTCACATCTGTCAATCTTTTTTGAAATGGTCTGCTTTGAAAACTCCATTCTCCGAAACCTCTCGTTGACGAAGTCTACAATGTCTTTCTTCTCAGGCTCCTTCATAAGGTTATAATCCTCACTCTCCTTCAAGCCTTGATTTATTTTGTTTTGCATTTTTTCCATATTTAATTAAAAAATTCTGTATTTCTATCTTCACTTACGTCTTCCAACATCTCATCCCATATAGGATCAATGCCATCAAAATCCTCCTCGTCCGGAACAACCTCTGAATCAATCAACTTGAAATGACTCACAGCCATCTCCAGTGAATCAATCAAATCATCATGCTTCGCTTTTGGGAACCTTAAAAGCTCCTCCTCAAAATATGTTCCCTCCATGTGCTTTGGGTGGAGGATTCTCATGTTCTCATAATAAGGGATAAGAGTAGATCTTATCCTGTCATTCTTTGTTACTCCTTTCCCGTGAGACTTAACTTCAATAACACTAAAAAACCTTCCAGCTAATTGCATTTCCTTCCTCACCATCTCAAGAATCTTTGCCTGCATTCCAATTGTTTCAAATTTTACAGAACACTTAAACTTTGCCTGCATTCTAAAAAGCTCCTTTATCAGGTTATCTGTGTTCCATCGTCCATAGCTCCAGTCCCTAATATATATCCTATTATCAGACCCTTGACTTACGCAAACAATTGCAGTGTTATCAGTCTTCCCATTCCCACTCCTGTCTTCCCCAGCAGGGTCAATAGCAATTATAGTATTTGAAGCCTTGAACTGCTGCCCCCCTCTGGACTGATCGTCACTCTCCTTCCAATACTGGAATGTTTTATGGCTTATTTCTGCATTCGTCATGTTGATCGGATCCTGCTGGTATTGCCCAGTAAAATATGCTGTCCCGTATTCAATGTTCAATGCTGTCCGAATTCCTTTTTAACTTCTTTGCTGAATGCAACTCAGGCAACAACGCCTCCCCCTCCTTCCTCCAGTCATCAGTGTTCTCATCAGCAAGTGCTGGCAATCGAACATGTGTGGCTACCCCACGCTTGAAATCATTTCGGAACATCTTTAAAACATGCCCGCTAAGATCATTGTCTGAGACCCTTTGCATGAGTATAATAAACTTCCCAAATCCGGGCTGTAGACGACTATATGCAGTCCGAGAAAACCACTCATTCGCCTCATCAAGCATACCCCTCGAGGATTGAGAGGGATTTACGGGATCATCAATAAAAAAAAGATTCGCCCCCTTTCCAGTAAGTGTTCCACCGGTAGACGTTGCCAAATACCCACCATTCAACTCATTTACCCATTCGCCCTTCCCATCAAATCCACTCTTAATATCTGGTCTGTCAGGAAAAATTGCCTTAAACTCCTTGCTCTTGTACCAATCCCTCGTCTCCCCAGAAAATCCCTTCGTAAGATCAAGACCATACCCAGAAGCAACAATCTTGTGATCTGGATTGTTTCCCAGCCACCACAAACCAAACAACTGCGTTAAAATCTCAGTCTTCCCATGCCGTGGAGGAATGTTTACCAAAAAAATTACCTGCTCAGGATCAGCTATAAACTTATTAAGCTTATCAATAAGATGATCGTGCATTTTTCCCCATATAAACTTACGCCTCCTTACCATTGGGTAAAAAGTCTTTACGAATCTCTTGAAATCCCCCCTTTCTCTCTCAAACTTCTTCCTTAAGAATTCAACGATCGCCTCCCTGTCAGCTGGAGTAACCCTGCCAGATATTATTGGTTTTTCTGTAATTATATCTAAAATATATTTTATATATATTATACCATGATTTTAAAATATTATGAAACATAAATGTAAAATACTACTTGACTTGACAATTTAAAAAAAATAAAAAAAATTTTTACGGGAGGGTTAAATGATTTATAACTTCTTCTCCGTGAAGCCTAGTGGGGGTCATGTTTTTTGAGAAAAAGTCCTCTATTTTTAATCATGCACAATAAACATTGTGCATATTTCAACAAGGGTCTCTGAGGAAATTTTACCAGTTTTGGAAAAAAACGAGGGCGTACAATCGCTTCTAAGAGCTTTTTATTAATCCTTGCTTGTATTGATACCTGTGAAACCACCCCCCTCTTAAAACGCATCTAAATGCTTTTTTTTTGCTAGTGCCGCCAATAGAGCCAACGAGTAAAATCAAAATAAAAATACAATATGAAAAAGAGGCATATATTCTCGCATATATATTGTCGCATATATATGTCGCATGTCTCGTTCATTCCATAGACGGACCCCCTAGCACTTGACAAATCGGAGGGAATATCACTTTTCATTTTGATGTGCACGGTGGACGATGTTGCCTTTTCTCGCATATAGACCCAACGCTATTTTACACACAAAAGCATATTATACCACATTTTGATGGTGTTTTTTGCTTTTTTGTTCGTCTTATTTTTATTCTAGGGGGTCTGAAAAATGTTTTCCTTGCCCCACTACCTGTAAAAATAAACGCCTTTTCTTGTGTCTATATGTGGACATACGTGTGTAAAGAGGAAAAAACTTTCCTCTTTTTGCTTTTGTATATGGGAAAAGGATCTTTTTGTTTTTATATTTTATTTTGTTCTTTATGTGTTATCTATATATATATTAGAGAATGTAAGATAGAATCG